GTACTGTCGTCTGCGGACTCCCCGCGAAATCCAGAGCGCTGACACGGCCCACCAACTTGAAACCTTCGCTGCCGTCGCGCTTCTTATAGGTTTCGATATGCGCCTCTTCCACGATCACCGAAACAGACGTTCCCTTGGTCAGGTAGGGCGACATTGCTTCAGCACGCTTTCCCCAAATGGTTGCGTCAACCCATTGAGTGGGACGCTTCCCGTCATCGCCTTTGCGGCCATATGTGAAGGCCAAAGCAAGGTTGGCGACAGGTTCCCCGGTACTCGTGTAGCGAAGTTCAGCATCACGTCCGAGTTTGGCAAGTCCGAAGTACGAAGGCATTAAGCGGCCTCTTTGAAGATGGGATGGATGGAGTCGAATTCTTGGATAACCTGGGCGAAGTGTTCGCGTGCAGCTTGGAGGCGTTCAACCATGCGTTCCTCCTTGCCTGCGTCGCGCTTGACTACCCAGGACGTCAGGCGCATGTGCTCAGGGATATGCGAAACGATGTGCATCGGCAGTGGCTCGTAGCCGATAAGGTGCTCTGGGGTGTCTACCAGGGCATAGTCAACCTGCCATTCGTCGGCATCCCAGAGCTTGATATATCCCCGGCACTGCCATTCGTAAATCTTGTCCTGGCAGTCCACAATCCAGCCCGGGAAAGTGGCAATTGACCAGGAGGATTTCAGGTCGTGGCCTCGCTTTCGCGAGGAATCGTACAAGTCGCATGAACCCGTCAGCAGGCCATCGCTGCGTCGTTCTTCGTTCTTTGTCAGTGATAGCCCTCGCACTCGATTCAAAAGGGCTATTGACTCCGGTTCGACTTCGATTCCCTTTTCCATAGCTTTGCTAGAGACTTCGAAATCAACGCCGAAGATTTCTTGCATAGCAAGTTCACGGATGTAGGTCTTGGCCCCGACTGACAAAATTCCCTCAGACTTTGTTTTCGGATCGGTCATCAGCCGTCCAATGGAGGAGCAGCGAAACAAAACATCTTTCATACATGCCTCCATATCTGCCCAGTTTTGATCTGCCACACGACGGTGTGACTAACTCCGTAGTCGGCACCGATCTTCCGGTGGCTGCGTGCGTCATACCGAATTGCTCTTGCCTGATCGTCGGTCAATTTGGCAGTACCTAACGCCGTTCCCTTCGCCTGACGATTTTTCGCTACCATGTCTGCGGCATTTTCAGCAGCAGAACCCAGGAACAGATGATCCGGTCGGACACACTTACGGTTGTCGCAACGGTGCAGGACATACATACCTGTGGGTATGGGGCCTATGAAAAGAAGATGACTTACTTGGCTCGCGGGTCGGGGTCGGCCTTCGTACCAAAAGTGGCCGTAACCTTGGTTCCCGAAGGCCGCTTGCCATTCCCAACATCCTTCTGTTTTCGTGAATTTCTCTTCGAATCTTGTTTTGGGATCACGCATTCGTCGCTCCTTTGATAGCAGCCCCGCGCCTCTGGACTGCCGCGGCGAATTCCTTGTAGCCTTGTGGGTTCTTGGTCACCTGGAAGTACTTCGCGCCAGCCTTAGACGTGGCGGTCAAGTCTTCGACCGTCTCGGCTTCTTCCGCCTTGGCGACCCAGTCGTCGGTAACGTCAGCCGCATCGGTGTCATCGTTCTGTTCGGACAAACCTGTAATCGCCTTCAGGGTGTAGCGCTCCAGATAGGTCTTGGAGCTCGCACGAGCTTGGATAGCGTTCTTGGCGCCGCCCGCATCCGGAGGGCCACCCATAGAAACGGATTCTTGATGACCGCCGACGTGGCGCAGATAGCAGGTGACTTCCAGCCAGTCCTTTTCGTCCTTGGTCAGTTTCCACGACGACGAAAGCCCATGTTTGGACAGTGCAGGCGTCACAGCATTGACCACGTCGTGCAGCTCGGCGTAGCTCTTGCCTTTGAGTGGCCCATCCGTCACATTCCGGCCGCGAATGATCTTGACGGCTTCAGCCTTGAACGCCGCGAACGCCTCGTCGTAGGCACGCTTTGCCTGGGCCGCTTGATAGCGGTCCTGCAAGTCCATCAGTCGCTCCAGTTTGTCGAGGTCGGCACCCTGTTCTACGGCAATGCGCAGCAGGTCGGCCGGGGTAGCGGCTGGGGCAATATTCGTCTTCGGAGCTTCGATAACTTCGTTCATGTCTATTCC